GCTGGACATCTAGGCTCTCTGGTGGATCGTTTGGCGAGACTGATTCTTATGACTCTATGCTTGAGAAGTATGTTGAGAAAGAAGTGCAACTGGGGGGGGACGGAACAATAGTCCTGGGGTATGATGATTTCATCCAAACAATAGATGAGATCAGGGTCTCGGTGGAACTCTTCGGGATCATGAAATCAACAGGGTTCCCTATCATAGAACCTGAAAGAGGAGGGGCCTCTGCAAGAGAGACGGGTAAAGCCCCAGACATATCAGCCCCCAATGATGTGCTTGATGGAAGGAGGCTCTTCAAGCACTTGATATTGATCAACTACATTAGGATTGAAGGGAAATGGCCTGAGATGGAATATACTGGAAAGGAGCGATCCAAGTTGTGGAAGCTGCATGCTCGATCAGTTATGACGGTTGGAGATGATGACTATCTGTTGTCTGACTGGGACACAGCAGAGATTGTCAGGATTGGGGAGTTTAACTACCACGAAGATTACTTGGAGCTAATGACAGACAAGGCATGTGCTCCGGTAGCATCCCTGGTGAAGAAGTTTTATAGAGGGGAGGGAGACCGCTCTAAAAGAAGGATCTTGAGAGAAATGTTGTCAACCCCTGTTGTCGACACAAGGAAATTGATGGACCGGTTTGCACAGAACATGCTTTCAGACGATGAGCGGTCTATCCTCCTTGCTCCTAAGGAGAAAGAGTTCAAGTTGGCGGCGAGGATGTTTTGCATGATGACATTCACTGTCAGGCTCATTCTTAGCATTGTCCAAGAGAATGTCAAAGAGACCATCTTCAAGTATCTGCCTTATCAGAGCATGACTATGGATAGGACTACACTCACAAAGACTCTGCTGAGTATGACGGCTCCCAAGGACGGGGTGGATACCCTACTTCTTGAAGTTGACTTTTCTCGCTGGAACCTTAAATTCCGCAACTTGGTCATAAGAGGGTATGGACGAAGTATGGACAAGATGCTAGGGGTAGAGAACATCATGGGTCGGACGCATGAGATCTTCTCTAGATCCACGATTGCTGTGTTCTCAAGGGATAGGGCCATCCCTCAATTCGAGAAGAGATATTGGACCGATGGGGACTCAGATATGATGTGGACTGGCCATGATGGCGGGTTCGAAGGAATTGATCAAGCTGGGATGACTGTAGCAACTATTGTCATGGTATACAAGGCTCTAAGAAAAATGGATATAACTTTCCAGCTCCTCGGGCAAGGGGACAATCAGACTCTAGCCATCCGGCCCTCCCTCAAAGTCAACATGGAGTCGTTTGCAAAGCAATGTATGACTAGAATCGAGTGGACCTCGAGGAGGATGAACCATGAAGCCAAACCAGAGGAGTTTATCGCATCCACCAATGTTCTAACTTATTCCAAGATGTTCATCGTCAACGGGACCATCGTGCCGATGGAACTCAAGTACCTGTCAGGTATCGTTGCTGCGACAACCACCGACATCCCCGCTATTGGAGATGCTTTTGCATCAGTATCC